CAAAGTCTTCTGAATATTTTTTTATAACTCTACTGAAGCCTTCACGAATAACAGGATAGAGAACGCTATCTTTTTTAACCCAGAACTCATCCATACGAACTCCTTCATTAGATTCAACTTTACCTTCCTTATTTGAGAATGAAGATGAAACAAATACTGTTTCTGTACAGTGTAACACTTCTTTACATTGAGCTTCAGAAAGAATATTTTCATAGTATTTTATATAACTATCTACATTCATTACATCATTCCTGCTTCAAACTTTCTCCACTCTATTGCATTTTTAATATCCCATCCACGATTGTCAATAGACTTGATTACCCCATCAATGTATTTTATAACAATTTCTAGATAGCCAATTTTATTCATCAATTCAATTATATCTTCATCAGAAGTGATGTACATCGCAAGGTCACTTTTAAGAACCTTTAAATCAAATGGTTTAGATACATAAACTTTTGCGTCAGCTTTACCACCGTAGTATTCCCATTTATGACGATACATACGCTGATAGTCTCCATTGTGTTTTTGCAACAACAATTGAAACTTTGACCTGTGGTCAAGGTATTTTGATTTTATTTTTTGATTGGTAAGGGATTCAACAGCTAGGTCTTCTTGATTACTAATCAAAAGGTCGCTTCTAGCTTCTTCTTTTAACTGGTCTAAATTCATTATATTATTTCTCTTCAAAAAATGAGCAAAGTTGATGTACTCTCTTAGTATATTTTGACTTCCTAGAAAGTCTTAAATGTTGTTTGCTAAAGCGTTATCTTTTTTGCTCAATTATATTTATAAAGTTTTTATTTCGTATATTTTATATGCAAACTCAGCAGTTGCAATTAAGTTATCAACATCAGTTGCAGCTTGTGAATAATCTAATGTGCCTAATGATATTGGAAATATATCTTGAAAATTAATTTCAACAATAGGATTATTTTTATTAGATAATATCATAAGGTTTGCATCAGAGTACATTGATTTATCTGGGGTTGAAGCTCCAACATCACCAATGTCTGAACTTGTTGATCTTTTACTGTCTGGTGTTGTTGATGTTATATCTCTGTGTGTAGTAAATTGGCTTCTACTTTTAGGAAATCCAATCCCTGTTATCCAATTATGTAAAGATAGATAATTTTCTAGATATTCATCTACAATAAAAGATATTGAAAGATTTTCATATTCAAGTTTATCCCCCAATGTAGGTATATTTTTAAATGGTGTGTTTAAAACTGATGGCGTGCCAGATATGCCGGGCACATTAGCAGTAACCGTAAAAAATTCAACTTTAGGGAGTTGAAGTATGCCAAACTTAAATTGAGTTGGACTTGCATAGTCTAACTTGTCTGGCTGTCTATCTAGTGGGGATTGGGATGTAGCCATAATTATTATCGATTCATAATATACATGGTTACTTCAAATCCAAATCTAACGTCTTGATAAGTTGGTTTTGTCCATTGCATAATTCTCTCCTTATTACTACTACTATTTATAACAAAAAAAAGGGGGAACAAAAGTCCCCCCCTTTATACCATATTACAATGGTGTTAGACAGCGCGAAGTGCCTGATAACCAGCCGCAATCACTGATCGTGGTGCAGTACCCAAACGATACTTGTTATAGGTTTCCCCATCAAATGAACTTACACGCTTGTTGAGGAAAATAGGATATCCCTCTGTGCGTAGTTTGCTCATAACTGCTCGAACATTTTTTACACCATATCGAGATGTAATTTGTTTTGCAGTAAGTTCTGCCCCACTTACAAGTGCGTTAAGAACCTTTTCAGTTTTAGTAATAGTAGTCATTATATAATTTCTCCTTGTCATGACATTAACAATCAAGGATTTCCCTGATTGATAGCATACTATAACATAGTATATTGCATAATGTCAATACCCTTTTGAAATAAAGCCAAAAAAAAGAGGAATTCCGAAGAATCCCCCTTTTAATAGGTTGGTTGACCCAACTCTTATGTTTTTTACATAAGGTTTGATACTTTAACTCTTCGATACCAAGCATTAGTGTTTGCATCAAGAGAAGCGTTAGTATTAACTGTGTCAGCAGCCGCAACTGCACCAGCAGCAGCGAATGGGTTAGCAGCAAGACCATAACGAGTCTTAAAACCAATCTTAGGTTGGAAAGAACTTTCACCAACCGCACGTACCATCTGTAGTGGAACGTAAGGGCAGTAGAAGAATCCAGCGTCATAAGGTGAAGTACCTTTATAACCAACAACATAGTACTGCGAAGCAGATACGTTTGCAGCATATGGATCAACATATACTTTATAACGTCCGTTCATAACACCAGCAAATGTGGTAGTTGTGTCGTCTACGTTTAAGTTGTTAGATAGAGCAGGAGTGTAATCAAGTACACCTGCCATCTGAAGTGCAGAAGCAACATCAGCTGAACAGATAACCATGTTACCCTTCCCTCTACGAGTCTGTTGACCAATCGCATTGGCATCACGTTCTATTGCAAACATAAGACCTTTGAATTTCTCAACTGACCAACGACCATTGGAATCTGTATCTAAATCGAAGATACCAGCAGTAGTTGTGTTAACCTGAGCACCCTTGACCGCAGTAACATACAACGAGCGAATTACTTCACGGTTGATTTCTGCGAGGATTTCAGAACTTAAAATGTTAGAAAGTTCTGTCTCTGCGTCAAGACCATGAATTGCTTTAAGGTCTTGTGCGAGTTCCATTGTGTACTCAGCTTTTAATGCACGACTAACAGCAGTCACAGTTGACTTCTCGATTGAGAATGCCATCTGAGCAAATCCGTTGTCTGAACTATCGCCTAATGCTTCTGCCTGAGCAGTAGTCATACCTGTTGCAGAAACATATGTTCCAGCAGAAGGACTGTCGTTAAGGACAGAAGGGTTAGTTTCACTTGATCCAACATCACCACCACCGATATCACCAGCAGAGTTTTGGTTAGATGCACCAGTTTGGCCAGGCATTGCCTCGTCAACAAGTGCTTCTGCACCATCTTGTGAAAGGAAAGATGAGCGCATTGCAAAGATAAGACCAGTAGGCCCTGTCATTGGTTGCACACCACATACGTCATACGCAATGAGGTTAGGCATTGCACGGCGTACTAGGGATATTAAGATCGGATCCCATGTATCGAATTGTCCACCACCTGTACTATTGACTGGTGCTGTCTCTCCAAGAAAACCTCGGTCTTCTCGTAGTGCTTTTTCTTGGTTCTCTAAGATGAGAGTAGTAACTGCCCGCTTATAGGGATCGCTGATCTCAGGAAGATCGGGATGCTCTAGGACTGGCTGCCACTTTTCTTGTAGATGTTCTGTCTGAAACATTTGTTTCTCCTTTTAATTTAAATACATCTGTTTTTTATTATAATTTACGCACTTGCCTTTTGATTACGACTGATTGCCGACAAATAAGCACTCATCGCTTCTGTCGTATCCATGTCCTTAGCAGTGCTACCATCTTCATCATTAAATGTCTGTTCGACTACAGTATTCTTAGGAAAGTAACTTTCCTTCAAAGTATTCAGTTTTTCTCGGAATGATTCCTCATTTCCAAAATCAACGTCCTCTGTGAGCCCTCTGAACTTCTCAATTTCTGTGTCGGCCAAATCTTCGGAAACCTCAGATATAACCTGTTCACGAACTAGTTTAGAGTTTGAATTAACCAACTCAACCGATTTCTCAATTGATTCGTTTAATTTGTCTTCTAATTCGGAAATTCTTTCAGACTGTGCTTCGAGAACATTATATTTCTCGTTAGGCACATCAATATAGTGATCTTCAAACAACTGTTTCAGTCCAGAAATAAAGTCTTCTGCAATTTCGCCCTTTAATCCACGTTCAATTGCTAACTCATTCTCTTTAGTCCATTCTTCTACAACGTAGTTGAGATATGTATCTACTTTTTCAGTAAGTTCTTCTTTGAATGTCTCCACTTCAGTTTCTCTCTCAGAGCTAACTTCTTCGTGTATACGTTCAATTTCAGATCGTACTTTTGATTTAACAGCAGCTTCAAAAATTGTTGCTGCCTTAACTTTAAAATCTTCAGAAAGACTGTCATCTGCATTCATCAAAGCTTGTACATCTTCTTTTACGTTGATGTCTTTGATTCGTGCTTCAACTGCTTCTGCTTTTTGAACTTCTTCTTCAGTAGGTTCTGCAACCTCTTTTTGCATTGCAGACATAATAGTTTCGTACTGAGACTTTAAATCTCCAGCCTTCATACCTTCCATTTTGTCGTACATTGCTTGTAACATTTCTTTCTTGGTCTTAGGCATATCCATTTCCACTAAACTCTCTTCGCCTTCTAGTTCATGACTAGCTGCGAGTTTTTCTGGTTTATCTGATTTGCCTGCACCCTTCTGTTGTGCATCGCTCTTAACTGGTTTTGCTTTCTTGCCAGCAATATCTGTTGGGGAAGATGTAGCAGTTGGGTCAACTACTGCTGTCCCTCCGTCTACTACTTCTCCGCCTGGCGTTGCAACGGCAATCTTCTCAGCTTTTGCGGCAGGAGCAGCACCATCAGTAGGCTGTTTAGATGCCTCTTCTAGTTCTGCAAGCACATCCGCTTCCAGCTCTTCAATTGTTTTATCTATTTCCGACATTTTGGTGTCTCCTTAATGCTGTTAACATATATTTATAAGTTATAATCTTTTGAGGAAGTTTGCAAATTCTAAAGCTTCTTGAGCATGATTTCTTTTTGCTTCTACCACATCAAATTTTTGTTTCATATCCTCTAACTCTGCTTCAAAAAGATGACCATGTTTCCAAACCCACTCTTTGCCTTCCATAATACCCTCAACAAATGCGTTGGGAGCAGAAGGATCAGCAACAATATCTGCCGCTGTTGCAAGATAAAAATCGTCACGAACATAGTTCGCACCGTTCTTTTGATTCAAACTACCCATTCCTCTTGAAGAAACACCTAGTTTTGCACCTTCATCCATAAGACTCTTTACAATCTCACCCATAGGGGTTGACATTATTTTTGCCTCACCGATAAAATTCTTTCCATCAGG